GCTGCATCAAAAGCGGAACCTCGACGCAGTTCGAGTCCCAATTTCTGATTTTTTATCGTTTTTTCAATTATTTGCTGATTTTGGTAGCGGAGGAGGGACTCGAACCCCCGACACGCGGATTATGATTTCCCTGCGTTTGGCGGTTTTCCGCCACTTCTTTGTAAAAACCGCAAAGAACGTGCGACTTCGTTTCAATGGCTTAGGCGGCGGGTGTAAAAGAACATCGCCCGAACGTCCGGTCACCAGACGCAAGAAAGGCGGGCGCCGAAGCGCCCGCCCAACAGTCAAGTCCCGCTTGACAGTTCAGCCCTGAAGGACCGCCCTAATCGGGCCACGCCTCGATCGCCGCGCGGCGCTTCGCATCGCAGATCATCAGATCCCTGTCACGCTCCCGCAAAGCCAGCTCGGCCCCGCCGCTGGACAGGCTCCCGTCAGGGTTCGTCTGGATCGGGGTCCGCGCGCAGGGCTCCACCGCCACCGGCGGCGGCGGCGGGGGGCGATAGGCCAAGGGCGGCGGCTCTTTCTTCGATGCTGCGCACGCGGTCAGCAGCAAGGCACTGCACAGCGCCAGCAGGGGTTTGCGCATAGTCTCTCGCTTCCTCGAACGATCGGATGATGATCGGCTGCAGCCGTTCCTGCGTGGTGACGTAGCGCGTGGTGGCGTCCGTCACCTTGCGTTCGTTCGCCACCCGCAGATCGGCGATCGTGGCAGCCTGTTCGTCCACCAGCTTCTGCCAGCGCGCATCCGCGCGGGCTTCGCCGGTGGCCTTCCCTTCGGCTTCGCGGGCGTTGCCGAACTGCCAGATCACCAGCGCCACCAGGGCGAGGACGAACGCCGCAGCGCCGCCCAAGCCAAGGATGCGCTGCCAGCTCACTTCGCGCCGTCAGCAGTGCCGCGATCGAACAGCAGCATGGCCACCACGCCCGCGATCGCGGCGGCGGCGGTCGAATAGGCCGCCCATTCTTCGGCGGTGATCCCCACCGCCAAGGCGAGGCCCGCGAAGCCCGCATAGGTGGACGGCTCTTTCAGCCGGCCGATGATGTAGTTCAGCATAGGTCTTTCTCCATGGGTGCGCGCGCCCAGCCGCCAGCCCGGCGGGACGCGAAGGGATCGATCTGGCTGGGGAAAGCGGGTTAGTCGGGCAGGCCCGCCGAGTAGCGCGGGCCGGGGAAGGTGGCGGTCAGCACCTGCTTGCGCGCACGGCTGCGCGAATAGCTCACGTGGACCCAGCCGCTGTTCGGATCGGCGGCGCGGTAGCCTTCCAGAATGAGCTGATCGAAGGTCAGGTTGCCCGCGATCCAGCGCGCCACCACCCGGTTATCGATCCCGGTGATTTCGAAGTCCGCCGCCTCGCCGTTGCTGTGCTGGCTGGTGGAGCTGCCCCCGATCGCGCGGTTCAGCGCCGCGCTGCGATAGCCGGACGTGATCCGCACCGGCCGGCCGAACTGCGCGCGGACGGGTTCGAGCACTTCGCGGCACAGGGCTTCCATATTGCGGATGTGTTCCGCCGTGGGCACGTTGCGGATGCCCCGGCGCGTGGCTGTCTGCGAAGCGGTGAATTCGCGCAGGGTGAAGTTCAGCGACAGGCGGTGCGCCGGGTCAAGGATCGGGGCTGTTCTGGTCATCGCTTGTCTTCCTTTCCGTCTAGCTTCGTTTCGATGCGCAGAAGGCTGCCTTTGATTTCACTCATCAAGGCGGCGATTTCGGTGCGCGGCATGTAGTCCCGGCTGACGACGTTGCGCAGCTCGGCGATTTCGGCGGTGATCGCCGCGTCCCGTGCGTCCACTTTCGTGTTCAGATTGTCGTGGGACTGCTTCTGGTCTTTGATCGCTTCGCGCAGCATCTGGAACATGGCCCCCAGCGCCAGCAGAAGCACCGAAAACAGCGCGTCGATCAGTCGTAATTCGTCCATAGGTGCGACCCGTCATTCAGTGGAGACAATCAAGCGGCGAGGAAGGAAATCCCCGAAAGCGAGCTGAAGACCGCGTTCGATCCGGTCAGGATCACCGCGCCGCTGGGGTCCACGTCCACCCGGTAGGCGCCGCCGCCGGACCAGCACCCGAACATCAGGCGATCGGGCGGGCGAAAGCCGGGAAGCAGGGTGAAGACTGTCCCGTCCGTCCCGGCTTGCATCAGCCCCTCGATCGTCACGCGCCCGTTCGCATCCCGGAAATAGCGCGGGCTCCCGAAGCCGCCGCCATAGCCGAACCAGCCAAGCCCCAGCGTGGGCGTCTGGACCGCCGGTTTCGCATCGCCCCACGCGGTCCCGTCGAAGACCAGGCGGCGCGCGGTGGCGGCGTCCCAGACGCTCCACCCGGCGGCGGGGACGAAGAACTGCCAGCCGCCGAACCACGCGGCGATCTGCCCCACCTTCCCAGCCCACGCGCCGCTGGCACCGGCGGCGATGATCCACGCCTGCCCGGTCACCGGCGAGCCCGGCGGGGCTGATGTGGTGGCGTTCAGCACGATCGCCTGAACCATGCTGTCCAGCCGGTTCAGCGCCTCATTGTGCGTCACTTCCTTCTGCGCCTGCCCGGTGGCGATGTAGGGCAAGGCAAGTTTGGGCGTCGTCAAAGCACGTTCTCCACTGGCAGCCCGCGCCCGACGCGGGCGCTGATCTGGTAAACCCGCACGGTGACCGCCGCCTGCGCCGCGCCGAAGTCGGCGATCTGATCGGCGGCGGAATAGGTGGCGGCCGGCGCGGTGCTGGTCAGCGTGCGCTTGACGCTGGCGCCGTCCATGATGTCGATTTCATAGGCTTCGCTGGCTTCGCCCAGGGGCGCGTCCACGTCGTCCAGCCACGGCGCTTCGAACCGCGTGCGCCTGATCCACGACAGCGCCAGATCGCCGCCGGTGTTGCGGGTGCCCTTCAGGTGCGCGGGGGCGTAGGGGCGCGCCCAGCGGCCCTGATAGGTGAAGGCGAAGGGCACGGCGTCTGTGACGCTGGTTCCCACCGAAGCCGCGCGATAGCTGCGCTCCACGCCCAGTTCGCCTGCTTCCACCAGCGGGCGGACCACGCCGCCGCCGGTCAGCAGCACGAAGCGTTCATTCGCCACATGGCCCGCGATCCGGTCTTCGGTGCCCTTGCGCCCGCGCAGCAAGCCTTCCAGCCGATAGGTCAGCGGCGCGATCAGCACGGCGTTGCGGAACTGGATCACTTCGTCCCCGATCACGGCGGCGTTCGCGCCGTTCAGCACTTGGGCAGCCGACACGCTGGCGAGCTGGTCCGCCGCGTTCAGCAGGGTGACTGTCACCGTGCTGGCTTCGTCCCAGTATTCGGGCGCGGCGGGAGGCAAGGCCGCGCCAGCCGTGCCGATCACCGCGCCGTCCAGCAGCTCGGCGAAGGGATCGTAATTCAGCCCGCCGTCGCGCGAGCGCAGCAAGGCCGCGCCGCGCCAGCCGGTGGAAGCCCCGCTGCCCGCGACATAGAAGCCCGCCACGTCGTCCACGTCGCGCAGGATCGGAAGGTCCATAAGGTGCGCCACCGTCACGCCGGGCAGCGCGACTTCCTGCGTGGGCACGATCGCCGGGGCAGCCGTGGCCATCCGCGAAAGCACCGCCGTGCCGTCCGTCTTGCACTCCACCCGCAGCGATCCGGGCAGGCGCAGTTCCTTGCGGATCACCCGCAGCGCGCGTTCCTTGCCGTCATCGTGGGCCACCACGATTTTGTTCCCGGCTTCGACGTGCAGATAGTCGATCGGAAGCTGATAGGTGAATTCGTCGCGCCCCAGCCACTGCAGCGAAGTCATCCGCTCGGCGATCCCCTTGGCTTCGTCGCCGGTCAGCACGATCGGCAGTTCCACCGATAGGTCCGCATCGCTGCGCGTGGTGGAGCGGCGGGCGCGCTGGCTGTTCGTCTGATAGTCCCGCGCCGGGTCCATGTGCTGGACCGTGATCATTCGGGGCAGCTCGATATCCGACACGCGCGCCGCCTCATATTCGGGCGGGCGGTCCGTGCCGAATTCATGCGCGCCCAGATCGTGGCGGAACACCTTGGCCACCGGCGTGCCGTCAGACGGGAAGAACTGCAGCTCCCCTTCGATTTCGGCAACGTCGAAGAAATAGGCGGACCGCAGGGGATCGAGCGCACCGCGCACCGTGGTGGGCCGGGCGATGTTGTAGCCCCGCAGATCAAGGAAATCGGCGCGCGCGGCGTCCAGATAGGGGACGTTCGCGGCGTTGCACAGTTCTTCGATCACCGTGGCGACGGTGGCGGTGGCGTGGCCTTCCAGCTCGAATGTGAAGTTCGGAATGCGGTTGCCGAAATCGCCCAGTTCCAGCCGCTCGAACACGATGTAGGCAAGCCCCCGGTGCGCCGGGCAATTGTCCGCGCCCAGCGCCGCCTGCATGGTGGGATCGGGCATCTGGCTTTCCGTGCCGGTGTAGATGCGCACCGCGCTGGCCTGCTTCTGGACCCCGGCTTCATCCCGGAACAGCTTCCCGTCCGCCCAGATGCGCTTCACCCCGGCGATCGGTCCCCGGCACAGCGCGAAGGCCGCGTCCACGTGATAGGTGTAGGACGTGGTTTCGGTCTTCGGCTTCGGCGCGCCCTTGCCCCCGGACTTCGTGGTGGACTTCGTTTCCACCAGCCCGCTGGACCAGATCAGGTTCCCCGATATCCGGTTTTCCGGCCCGAAGACGCGCGGGATCGGCTGCCCGTAGGACGACGCCTGAACGGACAGATCGCCGAGGCGCGGACCTTCCGTCCGGACGCGCGGGGAAAACACCGCGTGATCGATGTGCGAGCCCACATAGCTGCCCAGGGTGGAACCGATCGCCGCGCCGATCGGCCCGCCCACTGCGAAGCCAAACGCCCCGCCCACTGCCTGCAGCACGATCGTGGCCATCAGTCCGCGTCCTTGATGCCGGGCAGCCGGAAGGTGGCGACGATCCGCTGCGCCCAGATTTCATCGATCCGGTGTTCCACCACCTTGCGCGCCGGGGCGTAGGAATGAAGCATCGCCGCTTCGCCGTTCAGCCGGGTGTAGAAGGCGATGTGCTGGGGCATCCCGTCCACCTCGATCAGCAGCACGTCACCCGGCGCGGACTGGAACAGCGGGACGAAGGTCATGTGCTGGTGACACAGCCGTTCCAGCTCCCGGCTGTCCGGGCGGTGGCCATAGCCCTGAATGTCCACGTCCCCGATCCCCAGTTCGCGCGCGACCTCGACCAGCACCCCGGCGCAATCGACGCCCACGCCCTTGGCGCGGCCCTGATGGTGAAACGGCGTGCCGATCCAGCCGCGCGCGGCGGTCACCACCTGTTCGCGGGTGATGCTCATGACTTCGGGTCCGGATAGCGCAGCATGGCATCGGTGCCCGGCACGTGCGGTTCGCCCCGGAAATTGATGACGTTTGCGAACTTGGCCCGGCACGTGGCCAGCGCCTTGTCGCAACCCGCGTGGATCGTGAAGGTATCGCCCACCGCGATGTTCAGCCCCATGGGCTCCCACAGTTCGATCCGGCCGGCGGCGAAGCTGCGAACCTCGCACTTGCGGCCCGCGTTGGCCCCGGCGGTCCACCACACTTCGCCATAGTCGAACCAGCCGTCCGGCTGCCCCAGCCCGGTGGCGAAGAACACCCGGTTATCCGAGGACGCGCCCAGCGAACCGTCCGTCAGCGCCGTGACGGTGGCGGGCACCGCGAAGGCGGCGCGGCTCACGCCGCACTGGGGCGAATACAGGTCCACCCGGCATTCGGCGGAATAGGTATCGATCACCGGCTGCTGGATGCGCTGCCCCAGCCCGCGCAGCTCGGCGCGGAAGGCCCCGCCCGCCTGCCCGATCGTCCCGATCCAGCCGCGCCGCACGATCGTGCGCGGCAAGGTCAGGTCCGACCAGTCCACCAGGAACAGTTCGACTTCGGCGTGATCGTAAACCCCCGCCAGCAGATCGGCGGCGGCGATTTCGTCCGCATCAAGCACGCCCAGCAGCTCAACATCCGCCACGCTCATGTCCGTGTCAGAAGCGAACTGCGATGCGCTGAAGCTATTGGCGGGCTCATAGGTGATCCCGTCCACGGTCAGGGGCTGATCGAACGACGTGTAGGCCTGCACCACGCCGTCCGTGCGCTGGATGCGCCAGCACTGCGCCAGCCGGGTGACGGCGGGATAGACCTTCCACGATTGCCGATCCCACAGCCAGCCGTCGCGCATCACCTGTTCGCGGGACCACACATAGACTTCGCGCGGCTCCCGCTGGAAGGCCAGCCAGATCGCCTTGTCCGTGTTGAACCAGATCCATGTGGCATCGGGAAGCAGGGTGAACCCGGCGAAGTAATCGACCTGCGCCAGCGGGTAGCCCAGCACCGCCGTGGCCAGCTCCCACGTCAGGTTCAGGAAGGCGTAATCGCCTTCCACCACCTTGTCGTAATCCTCGATCTGCAGCACGTCGAACGCCGGGTGCGCCCAGGCTGCCTTCGGGAAGTTCAGCGTGTAGAGCATGGGCGCATCGCCGCGCAGAATTTGCGGCGTGAACACCAGCAGATAGGAACGCGGCGCGCCCGTGGCCTGCCCGAAATAGGCCCCGGCCTCGATCGCGCCCGCCTGCAGCGTGTCCCAGCCATCTGCCCCGCCCCGGAACTGGCGTTCGAGCTGGGGCGCGCGGTCCGCCGCGAAGGTGCCCTTGACGCCCGAAAGCAGGAAGTCCGTGGCAGCGCCAAGCTGATCGCGGCACCATTCCAGATAGGGCAGGTGGACGGGATCGGGCTGGCCATAGATGCTTTCCAGCCGGGGCGTGGGCGCGAACTGCCCGGTGGCGGCGTTGTAGGCGGCGAGCGTGCCCGCGTCATAGATGTGCGGCGCCGGGTCCGCGCCATAGCTGCCATCCCACCACCACGGTTCCCCGATCTGGAAATGCTTTTCCGCCCCCGGCGGAAGCAGCGCCAGCGTGTCAAGGAAGACGTTCTTCAGATAGGTCAGGCCTTCGGTGCTGGTGGGCCGGATCAGGCCCGAAGGCGGCTCCCACCCGGTGCGCGCCAGCCGCCCGGCGAAGTCGCGCTGGTTCCAGTCGTCCGGCATGAACATGCCGAGGATTTCGAAGCTCACGGAAATGATGATCGTGTAGCCCTTGGCGTGCAGCCGGGCGAAGAAGTCTTCCAGCCACTGCACCGTGGGCGCGTTCAGCCGGGGCTTCGCCGGGTCCACGACATAGCGCGCTGCGCCCGCGTCCCACGAAAGCGAATGGAACTTGCTGATCCCCATGTAGAGCACATAAGGCCCGCGATATCCCAGGGCGTGGACCTGATCGACCAGCCGCTGAGGCGTGAACGGATAGGCATTATCGAACCCGTCCGTCATCCGCAGTTCGTGCGCGGGCAGCGGCGTGGTCAGCATCGGCAGGGTGCTGTTCGGCCCGGTGACCGTGATGTTCGTGATATCGACCTGCGCGGCGCTCTCGCCGATCGGTTCGTCCGCCGCCGTCTGGACGAACACTTCGGACCCGATCGGCGCGGTGAAAGCCTCGCCGGTGCTGAACGGCGGCGTGATCGAAACCGTCTGGACCGCGCCCGACGTGGTGGACGTGACGGTGTAGAACGGCACGCCCTGCGATCCCAGCACATAGACCCGCGCGCCCGGCCCGATCGGGCCGCTGTCCCCCACGTTCAGGGTCAGGCTGGTGGCCCCCGGCGCGGCGGCGGCGGCGAGCGTGCAATCACCGCGCCCAGCCGCCGCCGGAAGCAGCGAAATGAACATCCGCTTCACATCGCCCCAAGGCACATCCGTGTCCGGGAAGAAGCCCGCCTTCGTGCTTTCGTCGAAGACCAGCCGGATGTGGCAGTCATCCGGCGTGCCGCTGGTGGCATAGTTCCACAGCCGCACGAAGTGCGTCCCGCTGGTGTAAGTGTCCACCGTCAGGGTGACCGATTGCAGCCGGTCGATCGCGCGGATGCCCGAAGCCTGCCAGTCGAATTCGAGCACGCAGCCGCGAAAGTCCTTGCGGCGGGGATAGGCGAAGGTCCCCGGACTGCCCCGGTCTTCCACTTCCCAGATCAGCCCCATCAGATCGCGGTTCGTGCGGAAGGTGGCCTTCATCCGCAGACTGTCCGGTCCCGTGGTGATGACCGTGGCCATCATCGCAATCGGGAAATTGACCGTCCAGAAGGCGGGCTCGAACCGGCGGATCGTGCCGTTCGCGCCGGGCTTGGGATAGGTGACGAACTTGCTCATTCGTTCTTTCCGCCTACCGCTTCGCTACTTGAGGCGGGCTCATTCCCGGATTTCCACGATCGGCAATTCGGGGAGCTGCACCGCGCCTTCGAACAGGTGGATCGGTTCCAGCCGGTCGATATCGAAGCGCGCGGGCACATCGAACGCGAAGCCCGCCGTCACCACCGCACCGGCGGCCGGCGGAACCGTGAAGGTGATCAGGCCGGTGGCGACGTTGACGCTCCACCCGCTGGCTTGCGGCACGCCCGCAATAGCCACCACCACGCTGCCCGCCACCGGGCGGGTGATCTTGCGCAGATAGGTGACCGGCCCGGACACATAGGCCTTCCGGAGCTGGAAGAACTGGTTCGCATTGTCGCCGGTGCCCAGCACCTGATCCGTGGGCGCGGGCGAGGCTTCGGGCGCGCAGGATTTCCAGTCGGACCAGTCCTGAAAGCGGAAGCCCCGCGCGCGCCCGGCGCGGCCATAGAAGAACTTCAGCACCGCGTCATAGTCCGCCGTGGTCCGAATGCCGGTTGCGACGTTGAAGCGCAGCCGCGCGCCGGACCAGTTCTGGTTCCGCTTTTCGAAGCCGCCCGCCGTCTCCGTCACATCGGTGGAGAATTCCGGACCGGCCACGCTGTTCAGCGATATCTTGCCGGGGAAGGTCACATCGTCGAAGTCCACGGATCAGCTTCCCCGCTGCCCGGCGGCGGCCATGCGAAGCAGGTGCGCGCCCGCCTGCGCGGCGGATCGGCGGACCTGTTCCGGATTGCTGACCGGGCCATAGAAATTGAACTGGATCGGCCCCAGCCCGCCGCCGGTGCTGGCGGCGGCTTCGCTGGTGGACACAGTGACGTGCTCGCCGCGCGTGGCGCGGAAGGCCACCAGATTGGCGTCACGCCCCGGACGCCCGCCGACCGTGAAGTTTCCGCCCAGGGCAAAGCCCGGCGATCCCCCGAACAGCCCGCGCAGCGCGCCGCCCAGCAGCTCGCCCAGTCCGCCGCCGCCGCCCTGCCCGGTGCCCCCTAACAGTCCGCCCAGCAGCCCGGTCAGGGCTTCGGACAGCACGTCGGCGGCGTTGCGCATCGCGTTGTCCAGAATGCCGCTGAAGGTCTTTTCCAGAAAGCCGCCCAGGTCCCCGTCCAGCGCGGCCTTGATCCCGTCCGCGAACGTCCGGCTGAAGGTATCGCGCAAGGTGTTTCCGGCTTCGGCGGCGGCGGTGCCCACGGCTTCCCCGTCGAAGGCGGCGTCGATCGTCAGGCCCTGCCCCGGCGTCATCGCCCCCAGCCGGTCAGCCACGGTGCTGCCCAGCGCATCCATGGCGGCTTCCACCTTGGGCAGCCCGCCGGTGATCCCCAGCGCCATGCCTTCGGACACGAACCCGCCCATTTCCATGAACAGCTTCGACGGCGAGGCGATGCCCAGGAACTCCCGGATGTTCTCCACCCCGCGCAGCACCACGGACTTCAGCGCGTTCCACACCGCTTCGGGCGCGGCCTTGATCCCTTTCACAAGGCCGTCAATGATGTTCCGCCCCCACTCCGCCATCTTTGCGGTCAGCTCGGCGAAGCGTTCCTGAAAGGCGCGGTAAAGGCCGTAAAGGTATTCCATCGTTTTGGGGGCAAGGGACCCCAGTATCTTCAGCACCGCGTCAATCACGTTGCCGACCAGCGACTTGAGCCCTTCCCACGCCCCGGCGAAATCACCTGTCAGAACGCCAATGACGATATCGAAGATATCGCCGATGATCTTGAAGCCGCTTTCGATCGCGGTCACCAGCGCCGAGATGATCCCGATAATCCGTTCGCCCAGCCACTGAAGGAAAGCCGCGCCGAGCTGGCCTAGCACGTCGATCACAGTGCGGATCATTTCGCCGAGCGGGCCGTTCCACAGTTCCGTCAGGGTCTTCTTTACGGTCTCGATCAGCGACGTGATCTTCGGCCCGATCACCTCCACGAACTTCTTCTTGAGCCCTTCCAGCACCGGGGCAATCTTGTCCCAGTTGGCGTAGATCAGCGCGCCGGCCGCCGCGATGGCAGCAATCGGAATGAGGAACGGGGCAATCGCCGCGCCGAGCGCGGTGAACACGCCAGACAGCCCGCCAGATCCCAGCAAGGTAACCAGCGGGGCGAACAAGGGCGCGATCTTCCCCACGGACGAGACGAGAGAGCCCAGCACAAACAGCACCGGGCCGACTGCGGCTGCAATCCCAGCCGCCGCAAGGGCGAAGGTTTGCGCTTCAGGCGACAGATTGTTGAAGGCGTTGGCCGCTTTCTCGACAAAGCCTGCCACCTTCTCGATCACAGGAAGCAGCGCCTCGCCGATCTTGTCCCCGGCTTGACCGATGGCCACCTGCGCCTTGCGCCACGGATCGGTGTTTGCCGCCGCCTGCGCTGCGCCGCCGAACTGCTTTTCCAGCTCGCCTAGGATGATGCTTTGCGCGCCGGCCACATTGCCGGTTTCGACCATCGCCTTGATGGTGCTTTTCTGATCTTCTGAAAACTGGATGCCCGCGCGCCCCATGGCGGTGAGGCCCTTGATCGGATCGTTCAGCGCCTTGCCCACCAGCAGGGCGGACGACTGCAGATCGGTGCCCATGCGCGTGGACAGATCAAGCGCGGCTTGCTGCGCCCGATCGAACTGTTCCCCGGCGACGTTGCCGAAGGTCAGCATGTTGGCGGTGACCTTCTTCAGGATTTCGTCCCCGTCGAACAGGCTGTTCATTTCCATGGCGTCGGACGCCTTCAGAAGCTGTTCCGCCGTCCGGCCCGCCACCGGCCCCATGCTTTCGAGCGCGGCGCCCACCTGCGCCATCGCCTGCGCCTGATCCTGCGCACCCTTCACCGCCGCCGCGCCAGCCGCCAGCAGCGGCGCGGTGACCGCCACGGACAGCTTGCTGCCCACGTTGGCCATGCCGTCGCCGACAGCCTGCATCTTCTGACCCGCCGCGTTCAGTTGGCGGCGAGCGTTCGACAGCCCGTCTTCGAACGCCGCCGTGTCGATCCCCAGGGTGACGCGCAGCGCGCCGATCAGTCCACCGGCCATAGGGCTTACTCCGTGTCAGAAGGGGGATCGTCCGAAGCCCGGTTCGTCATGGCCATGAGCTGGCGCATGACGGACAGGACTTCGGCGCTGGATTGCGGACGATCCGGGGTGGCGGTGCGCTTGGCCTTGCGGATGCTGGGCACCCGCGCGGGCAGCTTCCCGGCGCGCATGAAGTGCGCCGTGCGCCAGGCGGTGAACATCGCCAGTTCGTATTGCTGGATGCGGGCTTCGGCGAGGCCGGACAGCACCGCGTCCAGCGTGCGCGGCGTTTGGGTCCAGAAGGCATCGGGGGCGAGGCCCCCGGCGCACCACTGTTCCAGCAGTTCCAGCCAGTTCCAGCCTACGGGCTCGGCGTCTCCGTGGGTTGCGCCTTTCCCCCGTCAGCCCCCCCCTTTGCCGCCGGGCCCGCACTGGCATTCGGGAAGGCCGCTTGGATGCACTCCGTCAGCATTTCGCTGGCGCGATCGATCCCCAGTTCGGTCATGATCGTGCCCGCCTGTTCATCGGTGGCAGCCGGGGAAAGCCCGCACGCGAACAGCTTTCGCAGCTTCGTGAACGACAAGCGTTCCTTAAGCACCGCCTGAAACTCGGCGACACTCTCGATCCCCAGTTCCGCTTCGATCCGGCAAAAGGCGTTGATGTCGAAGCGCAGCGCGTAGCCCTGCCCCCCGGCCTCGAAGCGGACAGTTCCGTTCTCGGCCATGATCAGGTCCCCGCCGCTTCGGTGACCGCGCCAGCAACCTTGACGGTCATCACGGCGGTCAGCCGATCATCCAGCGGGATCGCGCGTTCGTAGCCCTTCACATAGACGGGGAAGGTGAACTTCCACTTCTTCGAAGCGCCCACCGTGGTGGGCACCACGACTTCCATGTTGCGCACCGTGCCGGCCGCCTTCGCCGCCGAAATCAGCAGATCGGTGGGGCTGCCCGCCACGTAGTTCATTTCGATCTGGATTTCGCCGTTTTCGATCAGGCCCGCGATGTATTCGTGCTGACGGTTCGGGCTCTTGTAGTGCGTCACCTGCACGTCTTCGACCTGCGGGTTCGGCAGCGTCATGTTGAAGACGTTCGCCAGCTCGGTCAGAACCGGGGTGGAAACGTCGTTGAACATGGACACTTGCGCGCCCCAGCCAATGCTTTCTCCGGCCATAGTCCATTCTCCTTTGAAAACCGGCGCGCGGGCGGATCACGCGGCGGGTGAAAACCAGATGAAGAAATCCATGCTGATCCGCTCGACCCGCGCGCCGCCGCCCAGGTCTTCGGTGTCAGGGCCACGCTCGGCGTCCAGAAACGCCGGGCTGAAGGTGATCCCGCCGATCACGGCGGGCTGTTCGAGCGTGGCGATCAGCGCCCGCCCGATCGCCTTGGCGGTCAGGAAATCAAGCGCGTAGCCGTCGAACTGGACGCGCGGTCCGGCGAGGCCAGCCGCGCCCTTGTAGTGATAGGTCCGGCCCGGCGAGACGTTCAGCATGGTCAGCGCGGGCAGGCCCTCGCCCTGCACCCGCCGCCCCCAGTTTATCCGCGTCCCGACGATCGCGGTCAGCGGGGCGCTGGCCAGCAGCCGCGTGGTCAGGGCTTCTTCCATGGCCTATCCGCGCCCCCGTCTTAACTGGCCGCCGCGCGGCGCGCAGCCTTGCGCGCCAGCCGCGCCGCAGCGCGTTCGATTTCAGATCCCAGATCATCGCCGATCGAGCGCAGCGCGCCTTCCTTGTTCGCGTCCCACGAAGGCCGGATGAAGGGCTGCGCGCGCTGGTGTTCGTTCCCGAATTCGTTCTGCAGGCCCGCCGGATCGGACACGCCGACATGAACTTCCACGGTGGACTTGCCCTGACGGCGGACAAGCCCCGCTTGCCGCCGGGTCAGGCGCGTGCCGGTCTTCATGTCCCGGCGCAGCAAGCCAGCAAATTCTGGCGCCGCCGCCGCCGCATCGCTTTCGATCGGCTGCGCGGCCTTGACCAGCACGCGCTTCAGCACGTTCTTGCCGGTGGCCTTGGGCAGGTTGGCAAGCGCGGCGTCCAGCTCGCGCAGGCCTTCAATCCGCGTCCGCGTTGCCACGCTTGCGCGCCCTCGCCTTCTTCACTTCTTCGACAAGCCCGGCGGCGATCAGGCCGGGGGCTTCCACTTCGGGCAGCTCATAGACCGCGCCCGCCTCTTTCCAGAAGGCGGACCCGTGCGGGTTGCCGTGGGGCTGGATTGCCTTGACCTTCATGGTGCTTCCCTTCCGTGTCAGGCCGGAACCGGCCCGATCGCCATGATCCTGATCCCCTTCCGCCTGCCCAGTTCGGTGGCGGACTGGATTTCGTATTCGACGCCTTGGCAGATCGCCCGGTCCTTGGGCGTGATCCGCGCGGTGCGCTCCGTCCAGCGCAGGTCCCAGACGCGGTGGATCTGCGCGCGGACCTGCCCGGCCTGCACCACTTCCGTTCCCTTCGACTGGCCTTCGTCTTCTTCCGCCCAGAAGCTCCCCAGCTTCGTCCACACCGTGACGGGTTCGTTCATTGCGTTGCGCGTGGGCGCGGACTGCTGGCGGATCGTGACCCGCCGGTTCATCTTGCCGAGGCGTGCCATCACTGTTCCGTCATGGTCAGCGCGGTGATCTGCAGCCGGACGAAGGCGAGCCCGCGCGTCCGGTCCATGTGGATCGCCAGCGCGTCCACCGTCCCTTCGATCACCAGATAGCCAGCCAGCCGCACCCGGTCTTCTTCCAGCGCCGTCCCGATCCGGGCCGCAATGGCGCTGCCCACGCGCGCGGCCTCGATCGCGGCGGTTTGCGCCAGAATGAAGGTCAGCTCGATCTGATGCGCCAGCCCCGGCTGCCCGTTCGGGAACCGGCACGGCGCTTCGTGCGCGCGGGTGCAGGTGCTGGACGGGTCCGCGCCCGAAAGCACCCCGTCCGGATCACCACCCTGCAGGATTGCGCGGGCGATCGCCTCTCCCACCTGATGCGAAAGGTTCATCATGGCCTGCCTCTCACGCCCAAAGTCACGCAATGAAGGGCAGGCGGAACGGGGACAGCAGATCGTCCAGCGCCACGCGCAGATCGCTGTTAATCGATCCCACCACCACCGCTTCGCGGTTCTGGTCCCAGTGCCCCACCAGCAGCTTCATGGCGTGAAGCAGATCGTCCGGGACATCGGCCGGCGAAGGCCAGCCCGCCTGCCATTCCACCACCACCGCGCTGGGGCGCGCCGACGTGGAAGGCCACGTGGTGCTTGCCGTGGGCCACACCTTGGCGATCCGCGACACGGCGTCCACCGCATAGCCGTTCGCAGGCATCACCTGCACCACGCCCGCCGTGTCGGCGTAGCGAAGCTGCAACACGGTCAGCCCGTCGCCGCTGCCCAGCCAGATCGGCCCGCACGGAAAGCAGGATAGGTGCGTCTCCCGCGTCTGGCGCAGGATCGGATAGCCCAGCTCCCGTTCGATGTGGGAATGCGCGGCGGCGCACAGACTGGCGACGTGATCGTCCTGATCCGTGTCTTCGGCCTCGATGCAAAGTTGCCGCTTGGCCTCGAACACGGACAGCGGGTGGCCTTGCGGGCGCACCGTGACGATGGTTCCCTGCCTCATGATGCCTACTCCCCTTGGGGCTCCCGTCAGGCCAATGCGCGCGAGACAAACCCGCGCCCGTAGAAGATCCGTGTCACCTGCCCGGCGGCGTCCGTCAGGCGGCATTCGTGGACATATTCGCCCACCAGGGCGGCGCTGTCCGTGGGCGTGATCGTGACGTTCACGCGCCCGCAATTCGCCTGCCCTGTCCCGGCCTGATCGGTCAGGATGGTGACGCCGCTTCCCAGTGCCATGGTCAGCGCCGCCGGGCTGCGCGCATCGCGCGCCAGCCGCCAGACGATCGCCGACGTGCCCGCCAGCGGCACGGGCTCCCCGGCTTCGTCGAACACGGTCACCTTCAGGATCAGCCCGGCGCCCGCCGCCAGCTCGAAGTTCTGTGGCAGGCCGGAATGGCCACTGCCGAAAGTCGCGGAAAGCCCGTCCGGCATGGTCAGCTCTCCCGTGGCGGCTTGCTGGTGATCAGCCGGACCTTGCGCTGGTTCAGCGCGTTGAGCTTGCGGCCCTTGCGCAGATCGAACACGAAGCGCGGATCATTGAAGTAGCGCCGCCCGAAGACGGCGGGCTTGACGCCGTGTTCGATCAGCCACGCTTCGACGGCGCGCAGCGGGTTGAATTCGGCCGGCAGATGCTGCGCCGCGCCAAGCGCGCCCCAGTCCGCGACGAAGTTCATCCGGTGTTCGACCAGCTTGTCCAGCTTGCGCTGCAGCCGTTCGATCTGGCGGTCATAGTTGGCCAGCTTCTGCGCCTTCGCCTGATCGGCGGGCGTGGCAGGCGGCATGATCAGGCCAGGGCGACAAGATCGGCGGCGGTCGTTCCGGTGGCCCGGACGTGCGAAACGCGGATCGCAAGGGTCATCCCGGCAAGGCAGTTCCGGAAGGTAACATCCTGCGCCGCGCCGATCCCGCGCACCACGATGTCCCCGCTGGCGCCGACGTAGATTGCCTTGGGCACCACGGGCAGCGGGTCTTCGTCGTCCGGGGTGATCGCGTAGGGGTTGACGCTGGACCCGATCAGCATGTCGCCTGCAGGTCCGTTGAAGTTGTCGATCTGGCTCATGGTGAAACCTTCACTGGATGGTGGAGCTGGGGGCGATCAGGCGTAGGCGACAAGATCGCTGGCAGTGGTCCCGGTGGCCCGGACGTGCGAGGCGCGGACCATCAGATCGAGCCCGGCGGGCACATTCCGGAACGTCACGTCCTGATCGGAACCGATCCCGCGCAGCACCACGTCCCCGCCGGTGCCCACGTAGATTGCCTTGGGCACTACGGGCAGCGGGTCCGTGTCGTGCGGCACGATCGCGTAGGGATTGATAGACGACGCGATCAGCGTGTCCCCTTCGACCCCGTTGAAGTTGTCGATCTGGCTCATGGTCTTTCGCCTCTCTAGCCGTGGATGATCTTCCCGCCCGCGCGCAGCGTGCCGGTGGACGTGGAAGGCGGAAGGATGATCGGAAACAGACAGGCGTCATTCGGAACGACGGGCAGCCCTAGCTGCGCCCAGTCCGCAGTGTTGGCGAGGTTTGCAAGAACGCTGGGTTGCGGCGGCGCCAATGCGTGCGTGACGGTGATCCCGGCGTTCCCCGCCGTGCCGGTCGAAGCCGACAGGGTGACCGAATTGACGCCCCGGATGAAGCGCCCCTGCTGTGCGGGGGTGCGCAGCGCATCCAGCGAAAACAGGCGGCTTGCCGCCAGCGTCCCGCCCACGGCGAGCGTGGCAAGGTTGCCGGTCGATCCGTCGTCGAAGGTGACGTTGAAGGTGGCGTTCGAAGCCGTCGCGCCCCCGGCGGTATAGACTTCATACCACCATTGCAGTTCGGAGAAGTTCGCGGCCCCGATCCGCGCGGCGGGAACGGCCAGCGTCTGAACGTCCACGCCCACCGTCTGGGGCGTGGTCAGGGTCAGGTTCAGCCCGCCCATGTGCGCCACCCGATCGTGCAGTTCGAGCGTTGCGCCGCCCAAATTGGAAACGGTCCAGAGCGAGGCCATAACGCTTTGGTTTGGCGGCGTCTGATTGGCAAAGGGCAGCGCCCCCACCATTGCCTTCGTGCACACTTCCGCCGCGCCGGGGATAGCCCCCTGCCCCGGCGTGCCGGTGGCGCGCCACATGGAAGCATACTGCCCGCCCACCTGCGAACCAATCGCCGCCTTGTCCAGCACGAACGGGCTGAAGTTGTTGGCCAGCGCGGCAATGATCTGATCGCGCGTCGTGATCGTCATGGAAGACCCCTTCGGAAGAAAAGGTGCGCCCGCCGGTCAGGGACGGTTTGACCAGCGGGCGCAGGGGGGAGAGAGGATCAGAGGCGCGGGCGTCAGCTCGCCCCGCCGCCGTTCGCGGCCTTGGCGGCTTCTTCAGCGGCCTTCTTCGCCGCCGCGTCTTCCTTGGCGTCCGACTTCGCGGCCTTCACCGGCTCGGCGATTTCGCGTTCGATCAGGTCCTTGGCGATCGCTTCGTCGAACCCTGCGATTTCGCCTTCATTGTAGAGCGCGCCCACGGTGTAGGGCATCAGGAACTTGACGGTCTTCATGGTCATGGGATTTCCCCTTGAATTGTTGGAAGGTCACCAGCGGGGCGCGGGCGCGTGGCCCGGCCCCACCGGATCAGGATCACATCGCCCAGGTGACGCCGGTCAGGACAGCGAAGGCGGTGTCGTAGCGCATCTGCGTGTCGTGTTCGGTGATGACGCGGATCACGGTTTCGTCATTGCTGAACGCCGCGCGGATCGTGCCGCCGTCGTCATAGGCCGCAGTGTCCGAAGCCGCGATCGCCACCTGTTCGGTGTCGCCGATCATGAACTGGGCAAAGTCGCCGAAGTAGATTTCCGACTGGTTCGTGCCCGCGCCGAGGTTGTCCGGAACCGACGTGGTGACGCCGATCGGATACATCCCCAGCCGCCCTTCGGCGACTTCCGGGAAGGCCTTGTTCCCGTTGCCGTCCCGCAGGTTTTCCAGGAACAGCATGGTGCGGGCGCTCATGATGTAACCGCACTGCGTCATCGGGATGTTGGCGTTCAGCACCGCCAGCCGCAGCTTGCCCAGATCGTTCGTGACGTTCACCAGGTTCACCGTCGCGTTGGCGGCGATGACGTTCCCGGCGGCGATCAGGTTGCGAAGGCCGGTGGGCGCGGTGGCCGAACCCGCGCCGCGCAGGAACTGCTGGTCTTCCTTGACCGAAACACCTTCGACCAGATCGTCCCGGATCATCATCTGCACGTTCAGCGAGGCCCGGCGAATGAGCTGGTTCGTGATCGGGACGATCGCCGCCAGGCGCTTCGCCGACATGGTGATCTGCCCCACGGTGGCGGCGGTGACAGGCGCGGGCACGCGCTCGCCGATGTAGCCCGCCGTGGTGCCGCCGGTCTTCCGGCGCGTGGTCAGGTTGCCGTCCGGCATGGGCACGGTGCGCGCACCCATGCGACGGATCACCACGCGCGGGCGCAGGATGTCGATAAAGTCCGACGAATAGGCGGTATCCACCAGGAACCCGCCCTTCGTGTTCGTCGCCTGTTCCATGTTGGCGACGATCTGCCCCATTTCCGAACCGTAGAGCTGTTCGGCAGCGTGGGCCATGGCGCGCTGATCGCCGCCACCGATCACGAAGGACTGCGCGATCCGGGCCATCATGATGCCCGGCTGCACCTGTTCCTTGGGCGCGGCCGGCACGGTGCCCACGCCGCCGCCGGGGATGATCACCGGCGAAGCCGCCGACGCCTTCAGCGCCAGCACCTGTTCTTCGCGGGCGATCTGCGCCTGCAGGCCGGTGGCCTTGGTCTTCAGCGCGTCGAACTGCGCCTGTTCTTCGGCGGTCAGATCGCGGGGGCTGGTAGCTTCAACGCCATCTTCGCCGGTGATCGTTTCGAAGGCACCGGTGATGATGCCTTCCATGCTGGCCACGATTGCCGCCAGCGACTGCTTCAGCGCGGAAATGCGCATAGTCTTCACTCCTTTACTTGAGGGATTGAGCGCGGATGTGCGCCAGTTGGTGTGCCGCAGCCGCTCGCCTTGGCGTTGCCGTTCGGACCGGGGAAGCCAGACGGCTGAGCGCCCCGGCGAGGCCGTTGGCCTCGATCCGGTCGATCAGTCCGGCGGACTTCGCCTGCTTCGCGGACATGGGTGCGCCCTGACCGAAGTCCTGTTTCACGGTCGAAACAGGCACCTTCCGCCCACGGGCAACAGCTTGCAAGAAGACTTCCTCGATCCCGTCCAGCATCGCCCTGATGCTGGCCTGACCTTCTTCGGTGGCGAGATCGACGCGCTTCAGCGGCGCGTTGGAGCTGATGACGTTGACCCCGCGCCGCCCCTCGCTATCGGGCGCCTCTTGGACGCTTCCGCCCATCATGACCCCAATGTTGCCGAGACGCGCTGTAGGATCGGATGACAGCTCCCGGCACTGCGATCCGATCCAATAGGCCGCAGAACAGCAGTCACCGCTGACAAAGCCGTAAACAGGCTTGCTCGCCCCAGCGATCATCTGGGCAAAGGCGTTCACATCGGTGACCATCCCGCCGGGGCTGTCAAACACCAGCAGGATTTTCTTCACATCAGGCGCGGCTTCCAGAGCCCGGAAGTCAGCAGCCAGTGCCGCCAGGGATACCAGCGGCGCACTGGCATTTGGACCTGTCCCGCGCGGGATCAGCGGGCCGAAGATCGGCAAGCTGCCCACCCCGTCGCGGAAGGCGGCGTGCTGCGTGCCACTGGCGCGCTCGCCCATTTGCGCCAGCGCGGTGGCAAACCGCTGTTCGTGACCGTCGGCGGCGACCTCGATCACCACATCCGCGTCGAACTGACGGAGCGCGAAGGCTTCGATCACGTCGAGATATTCGGGCATGATCGCCCAAGGCTGCGAGCGAATGGCAGCCAGAATGCGATGGTTCATCGGTCAGTCTTCCTCTGGTCCGGGTGGCACCGGCGGTGCGGACATCGGGTTGTCTTCGCCCGAAACGGCCATGTTCGCCGGGCGCCAGTAGTCTTCGCCCGCGCGCCCGCCGATCGGCTGCAGGTTCTCCCGGCGGCGGATTTCGTCAGCGTTCATCGCGCCGGTTTCGCGCGCGGCCTTGTAGGCTTCCCAGCGGGTCTTCACGTCACCCTTCAGCAGTGCATCGGGCAGGAACTCGAAGAAGTGGCCCGGCTCGGCGAAGTAATGCGTGGCGGCGCTGGCCACCCGCTCGTAATGCGGCATCATCGAATACATGATGAATTCCAGCGACTGCTGTTCGATGTTCGAGAATGTCGCGCGCGACAGCTCGTAAAGCAGATGCGGCGGCACGCCGAAGGCGCGTGCGACTTCCACCACGTTGAACGCGCGGACTTCGACGAACTGGCTGTCCCGGTTGGTAGCGCCCAGCGTGGTGGCGTCCATTTCCTGATCAAGCACCGCGACTTCCCCGGCCTTCCGGGCGCCGCCGAACATGCGCTTCCAATCGAACTTGATCTGCGCCTTGTCTTCCGGCTTCACCTTCCCCTTCGTCTTCAGCAGGGTGGCGGGCTGGGCGTTGTTCTCCCAGAAGTGGCGCGCATATTCGCCGGCCGCCACCGCGCTGCCCAGCATGTCGTCCAGCAACCGCACCCGGTTGACGCCCAGAAGCCCGTCGCGGCTGAAGCCGGGGACGTGCCAGATATCGGTCCGCGTGAAGCGGCCCGACGAACCATCGGGAAGCTGCGCGTCATAGAACAGTTCGAGCCCGTCTTCCCGATCCCAGAACTTCGCCGGGTGGACCATGCGCGGGTCAAGCCGGGACAGCGCCTTCGGCCTGAACATCCCGTCGCGGTGGACGAAGTTTGCGAAGCAGCCCGCCATCAGCATGTCGCCGAGGATCACTTCCTTGAACAGGAAGATCGACTGCGCTTCGTTCGGGCGATCGTGGAACAGCGCGAACAGCGGCGAAGTCTCAGCGCGCACCTTCCCGTCCGCCTCGCGGCGATAGTAGATCATGGGCGTCATGGCGAAGACGCCGGTCAGGATTTCAAGCGCGTGAAGAACGGCGGGCAGCGACATGGCGGTCCGTTCGTTCACTGCCACCCGGCTTCCGCCCGACGTGCCGGACAGCGCCCAGAACGTCGCGCTTTCCGGACTGGCCAGCTCGCTGGACGCTGCAGGGCTTCCAGACGGCGTGCCGCCCTTGGCCTGTTCCGTGCTCACCAGCCAGCGGGCAATGGTTCCGCGAAGATCCATTACAGCCCCGTGTAGTCCAGCTCGGCGGGCGCATTGGCCTCGCCGGGGATGATCATCGGGGCGCGTGCGTTGATCATGGCATCCACTCCGTCGATCTTCTGGCGGCTCATGGCCTTGGGCTTTTTCGGCAACAGCGAACCATTCACCCGCCGATCCACCACCGCGTTGCCGATCATCCAGTTCATCACCGGGTTATCGTCGTGCGCGATCATGACCTTCTTCGTCGCGTGGACGCGGGCTTCGATATCCTTGGCCGCCGGGGTGACGTTGGCGGCGGTCTTCACCATGATCTGCGCCACAGGTTCGTCCTGTCCGGGCAGTTCCGTGTTCACCTGCGATGCGAAGGTCAGCGAATTCCACTGATCCCCGGTCATCCGCTTGACGCCCAGCGCGCGGGCGATGCGCACCGCATGGCGGCGCACCTGCTCCACGTCGATCATGTCGTCCTTGCAGGTGTAGAGCTTCCGCGCGGCGCGCCATTTCTTGTAAAGCTCGACGTTCTCACGGTCCGCCTGACTGGTCCGTTCCAGCGCCGCTTCGGGAACGAAGAACCACGTCTTGACCAGCAGACGGTCATCGGGATCGAGCGCGACAAGGCACATGGCCGTGATGTCGCTGACCGCCGAAAGGTCCACGCCCAGATAACAGTCCAGCCCCCGAAAGTGCTTCAGCCGCAATCCCGGATCGGCTCGCTCCGTCCACTTCTTCGCGTTCAGCCAGGCCTGCGCCGCGCCCATCCACTGGTTCATGTTCTTCGTCAGGAAGTCGCCTTCCTGACCGGCCTGCGCTTCGGTAGCGCGGTTCCGCAAGTAAATCCACAGCGCCTGACTGTCATTCGAACCCAGCAGCGGGTTGGCCTTGATCCAGTTGGCTTCGTCGTAAGGATCATCATCCTGCTTTCGCGGCGGCGAATAGTCGATCCCGCGATCCAGCGTGAAGATGATCCCGAAATAGTGATCGGCAACAATCTCGCCCTGCAGCACCTTCACCGCGAAGCTGCGCTGTTCGTAGCAGATGCCTTCCAGATTGAAGCCCGCCGTGGTGATCTGCCAGAACAGCGGATTGATCTGCTGGCCTTGGCTGGACCGCATCACGTCGTAAAGTCCGCGATCCTCATGCGCGTGCAGCTCGTCCATGGTGACCAGCTTCGGGTTGTGTCCGTCCTGTGTCTTCGACTTCGCATGGATCGGCTGCATGTAGCCGCCATTATCCGCGCAGGTGATCGACTTCGCCCATGGCGTGATCCCGAAGGCTTCCTGCAGGTCCGGCGTCTTTTCCACCATGCGCTTGGCCGGGTGGAACACCTTCTTCGCCTGATCGAACGTGGTGGCGGCGGTCAGCACCTGTGGGCCAACGTCACCTTCGCAGCACAGGCAGTAGAGCGATATGCCCGCCGTCTTCGTGGACTTCGCGTTCTTGCGGGCCACTTCCTCATAGACGACGGTGAACCGCCGGTAACCATTGTCCTTGCGCCGCCAGCCAAACACGCAGGCTAGGATGAATATCTGGAAGGGTTCCAGAACGATGTTCGGGTTCTTCCAGACGCCCTCGATGTGGGGCAGCTTCTCGATGAAGTCGCACACGTCGTTCGCGTGCCACTCCGAAAACCTGTAGCCGAACGCCTTGCGGCGCTGCTTCTTCAGATCGTCAAGGTGGCGCTGCGCCGCCAGCCTTACCCATTTCCCGTGCGTGCGCTGATACCGATCGGCGACCGCCGCGCGCGCATAGTCCAGCGCGATCCCGGCATAGTCACGCGCGTGGCTATGCGCGGGGCTTGTTTCCGTTGGCTGCGAAGGCATTGACCTTCTTTCCCGCGCCGCCGGTGCCAGGGCGTCCGACACGGGACTTTGCCCCAGCCATGCCCAGACCCTCGAAGCGCGTCCTTAGCTCGACCGCCTGCGTGATCGGCGGGGCGTCAATGCCGTCAGCACCCTCCTGATAGAGGCGATACCGGACTTCCCAGTCAGCCATCATCAGGCAGGTGTGATTGATATAGGCGCTGTCCATGTAGCCCGCGCCGCCCGCAATGAAGTGCTCGATCTCCCGATCCCACACTTCGCGCGCCGGTTCGGGCAGGCTCTCGAACTGGACGGGCACATCGTCAGACGGACGCCTGATCTGGGCGAGCACATCGGGCGTCGGCTTTAACGTGCCCCGCGCCACTTTCGCAGCCGCTGTGTCAGGCTTCCGCCCAGGCTTGGCCATGTCCACACCCTCGCAATCTCAATTCAGCGCAACAATCTTGTTGCAACCCGAAATCCCAATTCAAACGCGCGTTTTTTTGACGCCGACGCCGGTCCGGAAGCGGCGCGCTGCCAGAGATTTCACCCCCCTATGGGGGGATCGGTCCCTGACAGCGCGCCTATCGGCGGGGGCTATCTGGTCTTCGGTGCCGTCAATGGGCGAGGCGATCAGCGCCGCGCGTTCCGGCCTTCCTTGGCTGTCTTCGCCTTGTGGCAGGGCTTGCACAGTGGCTGCAGGTTGCCTTCGTCGTCCGTGCCGCCCTGATGCTTGGGCTTGATGTGATCCACCGTGGTGGCCACCACCGCACGTCCAGCAGCTCGGCACGCCCGGCAAAGCGGCTCCCGCTGCAGGATGCGAGCCCGAAGTTGCTCCCATGCCCAGCCATAGCCGCGCTGCGTGCGCGTGCCCCGCTGTGTGTCCGCCCAGCCCTTGCGGTTGGACGGCATGATCCGGGTCTTCAGGTTGGGCGGACGGCGGGCCATGATCAGCGCACGGCCCCGAAACGCGAACGCCCGAAGGGTGTATCCTCCGGGCGCAGCTTTGAACAATGGCTGATAGCTATCATGTCCATGTGCATTGTCAAGGCTGGCGGGATCACGCCGCCAGCCCCTGCCCCACCACGCGCCCGCCGATCCCGATCAGCAGATAGTTGGCAGCGACCTTGAACGCCGAACTGGCCTTGCGCTTGGCCCGATCCGCACAGATCGAAGGATAGACCGCGCGCCCGATCGTCTCGAAGTTGTCGTCCCCTTCGGCGTCAAGGCTGCCCATAACGCCGTCGAAGACCGCGCGCAGATCATTGTCCGGCACGAACCCGCGCGCCCAGTCCACATCCGCGCGGGCTTCCATGGCTGCCTGCGTGGTGGGGATGTGGTGGAAGGCGGACCCGCCGCCCGCGCCCGACACGTCCAGCCCGCAACGGATCAAGCCGCCCTGCGCCGCCGCCAGCCGCGCCGCATACCAGGCGAGGCAGGCGAACACCGTGTCGTCGATCACCTTGGACCTGTAGAGGGTTTCGAAGCGCGGAACCCGCCGGACCGCCTTGTGCCGCCGGACCTCGCCCCGGATCACCACTTCGCCGTAGGGGTTGGGCACCGCCGCCACTTCGTAATCCGCCCGGTCCAGCCGCGCCCCGTTGCTGATCGCGCGGACCATGACCGGGTGCATGTTCGGGTTTTTGCGGCCTAACGCTGCGCTGCTTGAGGCCCCGGCCGGCCTGACCAGCGAGCCCGCCAGCCCCCCGTCCAAACCACGCTTGCGTGCCGCCGCCACCTTCGCCGCCTCTTTCCGTGCCTTCAAACGCTTCTTTCCCATTATGCCGCCCTTTCCCTGATGTCCTGAACCTGAAATCTCACCTGACGCACCCCGCCGCCCAGCACCGCGCGGGCCGCGTCCAGTATCTTCGGGCTGAAGCGATCCTCGATCCACGCCCGCTGGAACTCGCTCGGCGCGATCACCACCAGCCCTCGGGCGTCGCCGATCAGCGCCACGGCAGCGAACCACTGGTCATAGATCACCCCGCCCAGCGTGCGCCGCAGCTCCCGCCGGACAGCCTGCGATCGGTCATCCTCGCGCGCCTGCGCCGCCACCGGCTCCACCTGACCCGGCTTTGATCCGTTCGGGGCCCCACCCCGCAACACCGGCACAAGCTGGACGAAGCTGACCCCGGCCTTCGCGTCCCGCATGATCTTCGCGTGATCCCGGATCGCCCACGCTTCCAGGGCCGCCTTGCTGGCGAGGCGCTTGCGGCCCTTGGCCCCGCCTTCGGCCTGCCAGTGCAGCCGGAACGTCTCGCACACCGCTTCCCACGCGCCGGGTGGCCACTGGCGGACCAGCGCAGCCGTCTTCGGCCCCAGCCGGTCGATCGGCAACGCGGTCCATTCCTCCCGATCATCATTTTCAGCCAGCGGGGGGACATCTCCCCCGTCAGGGGGAGATAGGGGTAAAGGTTCCAAGAAAGGTTCCGTGTCCCGTTTTTGGGACTGTTTCCGGGAAGAACCGGAACTGTTCCGCTTTTGGGACTGTTCCGCTTTTGGGACTGTTTCTCCCCCGCCGCGCTTGTCGCGCGGCAAGCCGTCAGACGCGGGATCGATCCGCGCCCCTTCAGCCCCGGCTGCCAGCCGATAGACCTTGACCTGCAGCGTGCGCCCTCGCCGCTGACCCGTGTCTTCGATCAGCGGGAACATCCCGTCTTCCAGCCGCTGCAGCGCCGCGATCACGGTCTTCCGGTTCAGATCGCTGAAGTCGCACAGCCACTGGATCGAAGGGTGCGCGCAGTGGTTCGCATCCGCGCAGGATGCGAGCCCCAGCAACACCAGCTTGGCGGACGCCGATCCGGGGCGCTGCTTCGCCGCCCAGCTTTGCGTTTCCCAGCTCATTTTCCGACCAGATCGCGGAAAAGGATCGGCTCGATGCTCCCGTCCTGATTGAAGCGATCAAGCCACACCGTCGCCGAGGGTTCGTCGCCGCCCCAGCCGTCCGGCCATGTGCCCCGCGCGATAAGCTCCCGGATGCGCGCTTCCTCTTCCGCATTGATCAGATCGAGCCGAGGGCGCGCCAGCCGGTCAGCTTCGGCATTCACCCTGCGCTGGATATCAAGCACGGCCTCCAACGCGGTGCGCCGCGCTTCCAGCGTCAGTGGCCCCATGCGCTGCGGATTGGCAGCAATCGCACCCGACTTCAGCAGCTCGGCTCCCGGCTTGCGGATGCGCTGCGCCGGTTCCCGCATCCAGCGGTGAAGGGTGCGAATTTCGCGCACGGGTGCCAGATAGGACCACGCGGGCAGCGCGATGATGTTCTGAACCGCCGTATCATCCGACGCCAGCGGGCATTCCAGGCAGCCTGTCCGCGCGTTCTTTTCCGCCGCGTCATCCCCGCCATAGGCATCGGCCAGAATGGCCGTCGGCCAGCCGCCGAACGCGGGTTGCGGGGCATAGACCTTCAGCCAGTCCCACACGATGCAGACGCGCCAGTGAAGCAGCGGCGCAAGCGTGGCGAGACGGCCCCTGATGCCCTTCGCTTCGGGCAGCACCTTCTGATACCAGCCCTGCCCGCATTCCGCGCCGTCCTTGCCGCAAGACATGGCAATCCGGCCATCGCGCACCGCGCTTTCGCCCTGACGCACCCCGGTGATCATCAAGGCGCTGCCGTCGATCCCGTCCAGCGCCGCTTCCAGCGCCTCCGTCATCGGATCGACCTTGATCTGCCGGGTGCACCATCGCAGGGTGTTGTTGTTCGGCGGCGGAACGCCGCGCCCGAGGATGTAAACCCAGAACCGCTTGTCGAGCGGCGCGCACACGATCTGGACCTCGATCCAGTCGCGTTCCCGCAGACGTTCGATGATCAGCATCGCCGAGGCCTGAATGGGCAGCAATTCCTGCCGCGTGTCCGCGTAGAACACAAACAGGCGCTTTGGCCGGGGCAGCTCGCCCGCTTCGATCAGGTGGACCAGCAAGGTCAGCGCCGCCGTGCTGTCCTTCCCGCCGGACCACGCCATGGCGATGTGTTCATGCTGCCCCCAATAGGCGCGCAGCGAAGCCAGCGTCAGTTCGATCGCTTCTTCGCTGACCATTCGTGCGCCTTGGGCAAACAGATTGTCGATCGGGCGGTTCATTTCCCCCGCCCCTTCACCTTCACCGCGTGCTGCAGCTTGGCCACCGCCATGATCGCCGGGCGCACTTCGGGCGCGGCCTGATCATAGGCCAGCTTGCGGTGATAGCGGTTGCCGCCCGCCAGCCGGGGCAGCATCGCGCGCGGGATCGGCTCCCAGTTCGAAGGATCGGTGTTGAGCTTGTCCCCGTCCAGACACTTCAGGGCATGGCCAGCCGGAACCGGCCCGTTCGCCTGTTCCCACAGCCATTTGTGCTTCAGGACATAGCGGCGGCGATAGCCGGTGTGCGGGTTCGGCTGATCCACGCTGATTTCGACATAGCCGTCCTTGGAAACGCGCTCGTGCCCCAGATAGCGGGTGTTGTGCGGCTCCTGCCCCTTCCTGAACTGCGTGCGCCGCGCGTTCGGGTGATTGCCACCCTTCCCCGGCGCGCAGGGCTTGCCCTTGTTCACAGGCTCCTGACCCTTGACGAACTGCCCCGTCCGCCCGGTGCGCCAGCCCTTGCGCTTGCGCAGCGAATGAAGATTGCCTTCGGTGACATCGTAGCGGCTGAACCGCAGCACGAAGGCGGCGTGATACCAGCCAATCTGCAGGGTGCAGTTTTCCTGAAGCCACGCCAGTTCTTCTGCGCTGTAGCTGATGTGCCGCCCCTTCATGCGAGCCCCGCCCGCTGCAGCCAGCCGTCCAGCGCCGCCAGCAGCTCGGCGCGCGCCTGTTCGATGGTCAGGGCATCGCGCCAGAACGACGCCGGATAGGCGAGATTGAAGATCCAGCGCGGACGGTTTTTCCGCCCGCCGGTGGCGCTGACGCGGCCCACTTCGATGTCCCCCAGGCACAGCACTTCCAGATGGTTCTGCGCCTTCCACGTGGTCACAGCCATCAGTCTGCCTTCGTCTCGATCATGGGCAGCATCGGCTTGAAGCGGTCCCCGTGCGTGGCCAGCAGATGCGCCGCCTTCAATTGCAGATCGGCGCCGCGAATGATCTGTTCGGCGACATCGGTGATCGCGCCCGCGCGCTGGACTTCGGCTTCGATCGCTTCCGCCGAAAGCCCTTCCTCGCCCAGCCGTTCGAGCTGCGCGAACAGGTGATTGTTCAGATCAGCCAGCTTGTTCTTCATGGGTTCTCCCTTCCCTTTGCTTTTGACGTTGACGCTCTTGTGCGCCTACCGCTGCGCTGCTTGAGGCGCGCAGCTCCCACTGGCGCAAGCCGGTGCGCGGATCGCGCCGGAAGACATCGCCCTTCCTCGATCGCCGCGACGGCGCGGCTTCGCGCAGCCAGCGCAGCACCGTGCTGTTCCCCGCGCGATAGTGCCGGGTCAGCTCGCCGAACGTCATCCGGCCCGCCATCCACGCGAAGTCTTCCGGGATCGGCCGCTTGGACCGCCCGCTTTCCGCTGCCTTCCAGCCGCGCTTCTTCCACGAAGTGATCTGGCTGGGCTGAACGCCGAGGATCGCCGCCACATCCTGCAGCGGGTGCCAGCGCGCCAGCCGCGCCGCGCGGTCCAACAGCTCTTGCGGGTGCGCCCTCATGACAGCACCCCGATCACGGCGCGCCACAGCATCAGCGCGGTGTTCCCGTAGCTGGCCAGCACGATCAGCCCGATCGCCACCGCCTCGATGTGGATTGCCTTCATGGCAGCCACCTTTCCTGCCTCATGGCCTTGGCGGCTTCTTCGTCCGCGATCACCAGTTCCGGCATTCCCAGCCGGTAGGCTTCGCGGCGCAGCATTTCGAGCTTGCGGCGGGTGGCGGCGAGCTGCCCCGGCAGATACTTCTGGCGGTTCTTGATGGTGCGGACTTCATCGGCAATCCCGGCTCGCCGTGGACGCTCCCCGCTCATGCCAGCACCCCGTCAGCGAACATGCTGGGCGATTGCAGACGCCGCGCCGCGTTGGGATTGATCCAAAGCACTTCGGTTCGCGGCTTTGCCCCGTCCGCCCGCGCGGCCCGCTCCACCCGGTGCCAGTCGATCAGCGCCCGATCATAGAGGGGATTGGCATAGCCACTAAGCACTACCATGCCACGAAGTCCGATCAGGCACTGCAGCAGCTCTTGATGCTGGGCATCGGTCAGTTCGTGCTGATAGTCGTGGCCACCGTCCGAACGTGTCTCGAACAGATAAGGCGGATCGACATAGTGGAGCGTTTCCGCGCCGTCGTGCTGCGCCATGACAGCCAGCGCGTCCTTGCTTTCGATGATGACCCCGCGCAGTCGCTCCACGATCTGCGCCAGCGCGTCAGGATAATTCTTCCAGTCCCGCGCAGGCGTGGTTCCCGATCGATTGCTATTGGCGCGGAAGCCGGTCAGCTTCGAATGGCCATTGGACCCGAAGCCCATGAAGGAACGGATCACCAGCCGACGTGCTGCTTCCAAGGGATCGCCCACCGGCTGATAAGCGTCCTTGAACTCGGCACGCGCAAATGGGGTAAGCCTGATGCTTTCGATCAGCTTGGAAGCATCATCGGATCGCAGGATGCGGAACAGGCCCACCACCGACTGATCCAGATCGTTATAGACTTCGGCGTAGCTGGGGCGCTTGCGCAACAGCACGCTGGCAGCACCGCCGAACGGTTCGACATAGACACGGTGCGGCGGGAAATGGGCGATGATCCACGGGGCAAGCATCCACTTGCCGCCGTGCCACCGAAGAACAGGCCTTGAACAATCGCTCATGCCAGCACCCCTTCCCCTGCACCGATCAGGCTGAACACCACGCAGGAACGCGGTTCTTCGTGCAGCACGGTGATCGTCCGGAACCGGGCATCATCGCAGCGCAGCGCGTCCGCCACGCCGTCGCGGCCCGCCTTGAAGCTGGCGGGCACGTTGTCATCATCGCGCTTCGCCCGGCTCGGCGGGAAGAAATCCAGCCGGACCGTGATCGGTCCGCCGTCCGCCGCGTAGTCTGGAACCCGCAGCTTCGCTTCCAGCGCCAGCGCCCAGCACATCCGGCGATATTCGCGCGCGGCGCTGGAATGCGCGGACCAGTGGCCACGCCAGTTCGGGGACAGCTCCACCGGCGGGAACGGAAGGATCACGCGCCCCAGCGTCTGGTCCGCCGGGATCAGCCCAGGCAGATCGTCCACGCCCTTGGGCGCTGGGCGCGGGCGCGATCGAGCGCGCGCGCGCTTCGTGGCCCCGGCGGCGGACTTCGACGCCGCGCCCCAGCCGGTGGAACCCTTGAAGGGAGAGACAGCCCGCTTCACCCGCGTGCTTCCACGAAGGCAAGTTGCGTGGCCGGCGGCTGCTTCGCCAGATCACCGATCGGGCAGGTCAGCAGCTCGGCGAAGCGATCGCAGGCGCGGATCACGGTTTCGCACGGGCGATTGTTGCACGGCCCCTTGATCTGGACCGCGCGCACCCGACCGGGCAGCACCCGGAATTCGCAGGTGGCCAGCCGCTTGCCGTCCTGACGCACCGAATAGATGCGCGTCTGCCCCGAACAGATGTCCCGGTAATAGCTGGCCACGCAGTGGTGCATGGCCTTGCCTTCGACGATCAGCGCCCGAAGCGACTGCAGCGCCACGAAGTCGTGTCCGTTCACCGTCACTTCGCTGGGGAAGCCGGTGTAGGGGACGTGCCGGTCATACTTGCCGTCACCCGTGGCGCTGATCTGTGCGTTGGCCAGCGCCTCGTGCCATTGCTCCGTCTCACGGGTCATCCGGTCATAGGACCAGCGCGGGTTCCACATCCCCGGATTGCAGATCATGAAGTCGGCGATCTGCTCGACGTAATCCAGCACGGCGGGCGTGATCGCGGACCCGTCGCGGTTGGCCAGCATCATCCAGCGCAGCGCGGCGATGTTGGCGGGATCGTCCGGACGGCGGCGCTGCAGCACTGCCCAGAGCACCGCCAGCGCATTGATCCAGCCGACGTGCGCTTGCCCGCGCGCCGGGATCGCCTGCGCGATCGTGGACGGGTCCACCGCCCGCGAAATCGCCTTCAGCACGTCCCACGCGCCGGGCCGGATCGAAGCGGCGGACAGCGCGCGCAGCGGGAAGGCGATGTGATAGGCCTTCATGACATCGCGCAGCCGCGCGCCGCGCTCGCACATGGGCTTGAAGTTCATGGCGATGTAGGCGCGCTGGGACCGGCTTGACGCCATCCCGCCGAAGCTCGCCGCCAGTGCCAGCACCGGGGCTTGTTCGAGATACTGCAGCGCGTGCGGGTGCAGCCCGGCGATCCATTCCGCCGCCGCGTGCATCCCCTGATTGCCGTAGAGCCCGCGCGCCGTGGCGCTGTTTTCCAGCACCCAGGGCGCAGCCGGATTGACCCCGTTCATGGCGAATTCGCGCGCCAGCCGCTTGATCGGATTGTGTTCCCCGGCAAAGCCCGCGCGGGCGTCCCATGGCGATTGCGCGTTCATGTGGAAGTGTCCTGTCCAGTGGTGGGCTGATCTGCTGGATCAAGCCCGAAGGGCATCAGATACGGGCTGGGCGGAAGGCCCATGTCCGCCCGCATCTGACGCGCTTTTTCGAGCACCCGCAGCCGGTGCGCCGAGTAGCGCACCTTGACGAACCGGCCCTTCGCATCACGTGGCTGCCCGCGCGTCTGCGCACTGGTAGCGGTGGCGGCGAACAGGCCCAGTTCGCGCTGGCGGGGCATCATCCTGCCCTGTTCAGCTTTCGGGCGTGCCGAACAGCATGGGCAGATCGGTTTCCACCCGGACCCGTTCGCAGGCTTCGCGGAAGCTGTGATCGAACGTCCGGTCCGCCCGCCAGAGCTGATAGAAGAACACCAGCCCGGTAGGCAGCTTGCGGTAGCGCAGCCGCGCCGCCAGCCGGTAGATCGGCCCCTGATTGAACACGGGGATGCCGATCAGGAACAGGCCCGGCACGCGCAGCGGCTTGCCCGCGTCGTCCACGTGCTCGGCGACGAACTGCACCTGCGCTTCGCCGGACTTCAGATTGATCGCTTCCTTGACAGCGGATCGTTCATTGACCTTCAGGCCCACGGACAGTTCGATCAGCTTCGTGGGGCTGGCGATCGATCCGCCCACGGTATTGACGAACCGCTGCATGTCTTCGGGCAAGCTGTCTTCGCCGGGGATCAGGTCCAGCACGTCGATGATCCGGTCTTCAAGGAAGGCCGCGAACTCGCCCATGGTGAAGGCCTCGCCGTCGTGCTTCGTCCACGCCTTCCATTCATCGGACAGCGGGAACTGGAACAGCGAGCGGTGCAGGCCATAGCGCGGATCGCCAGCCGCCCCGATCCGGTGATAGTCCAGCACCGCCGTGATCGACGGCTTCGCCCGGTCATCCACCGCGAACAGCACGCTGTCCGGGTCCTTGAAGCGGTTGGCGTGATCGATCAGGCTTTCGATTGAAGTCAGGTGCGCCGTGCCGTGACGCGCCACCGGGGCTTGCCGGTATTCGTCGAACACTTCGGACGGGACCGCCTTGACGCCCTGCGAAGTGATCTGGACCAGCGACTTCACGCCGGTTCCCGGTTCTTCCAGCTCCATGGTTTCGGGGACGCTGTAGGTTTCGATGATGTCGCGGACTTCTTCGACGATGCCGCGCTGTTCTTTGTCGCTCATGGTGATTTCCTTGCTGCTGGGATGCTGGGGGCGATCAGGCGTCCCGGACGCCGGAAGCGCCGGACACGTCGCGGATGCCGAAAAGCTGCGCCTGCCCAGGGCGCGTGCGGGTCAGCCGGTTGTCTTCGGTGGACCACATGATCGATTTCGGGCGGCGGCTTTCGGGCTTGGCGATCTTGAAGTTCGCCTTGATTTCCTTCATCCCGCCTTCCTGCGAGAATTCGAGCGTGATGGTGACCTTGCCCTTGGCCTTCCCGCCGTTGGACCAGGCGTGTTCCGCCAGCTCGGCGTTCAGGTCCTTCACCGCTTCGTAGCAATCCGCATCGAACTGCCCGTCTTCCAGCGAGCGGATGAACTCGCCCATGGTGTTGCACGCGCCGGGCACGTGACCACCGTCAGCCGCCCTTGTCCCGTGCTGGGATGCGGGCGGACCGGGTTCCGCATCGGGAACCTTTCCCTTGTCGCTCATAGTGCAATCTCCCTATGTCCGCCCGGCCCGGAGCTGCACGGCGCAGCCCGGTGCCGGACGGTTCCATCGCGGGGAAATGACGCTGACAGCCGGAGCGGGGGCGCATCCGGGGATCGCTGTCAGATCGTCGAACCGTTCCCCGCGATGGTCCCTTGACGGGTCAGCAGCGCCGAAGCGCCGAAGGCACACAGCCGCGAAACGCGCCGTCCCTGTGTGCCCGCTGGTCCCGAAACCTTGTTCATGCCGCGTCCTTTTCGCGGCCTACCGCTGCGCTGTCTGAGGCCCAGCCGATCCCCGCCCGCTGCGAATGCGGGCAGTCCACGAAGGTGCAGGCGTTGGGGATGTCCCCGTCCACCCGACGTTCGCAAACGTCACAGATGATCACGCGTTCTTGTTGGCCTACCGCTGCGCTGCGTGAGGCCGGATCGGCGGCGGCGTCTTCACGCGCGCCAGCCGAACAGTCCCCTTCCGGGACTGTGTGAATTACGCTGTGGACAAGTGCGCGCGCGGCCTTGATGTTCTGCGAATGACGCGAAGCCCGCACATCCTCATTCAACGCGCCCGCGTCGATCCGGCCACCGGACAGTTCTTCCAGCCGCAAGGCCTGCGCGACGGTGGGGCTGGCGCGCCCGCGCTCTATCTCCGACATCCGGCCCTTGCTGGAACAGCCCACCGCCGCCGCGAATTCGGCGAGGCTTTCGCCGCGCTCTTGGCGCAGGGCAGCGATCTGCTGGAACGGGCGCAAGGCCTGATCAGTGGTGGGGGCGACGGCGTTCATGGCCCGCGTTGTTCTATATGGTAGAACTTCTGTCAAGCCCAAAGGTTCTACGGACCGGAAACGACTTGGCGTTAGCCCGCTGGTATTGTGGGCGCATGGCTGCACCCCGTCACGACTGGTATCTGAAGCAGTGGCTGAAGACGCTCGGCAAAACCCAGCAATGGGTTGCCGACGAACTGGAGCTGCAGAAATCGAAGATCAGCCGGAAGGCGAGCGGAACGACGCCCTATGACCGGGACGACATAAACGCGATCGCGGCGCTGCTTCACCTGCAGCCCTATGAACTGCTGATGCACCCTGAAGACGCCATGGAAATCCGGAACCTGCGCAAGTCGATCAGGCTGGCAGCCGAACGCCGCGCGGCCTATCACCCCCAGCCGGAAGAACAGTGGGACTGGAACGACGATCCCAGGGAGCAAAAGAACGGATGAACGACGCGGGTTCGGGCGGCGCAGGCGCGAAGCGGTGGACATTCAAGCGGGTGGCGCTGTGGGGCGGGGGCGGACTGTTAGGCCTTGCCGTGATCGGCGCCGCGCTCGATCCCGAAGCTGGCAAGCCCACCGCGCCTGATCCCGCCACCCCTGACCAGTCGCAGGTGGATGACCTGCGCGAAGGGATGCGCGCGATCGGCGGTCAGGGCTCGATCTTCGCCTTCGCCATTCCGGCCGGCGCGCGGGCGATCGACGTGGAAGCTGCAGCGAAGGGGCAGTGCGCCGATCGGTCGTTCTGTCAGGTCTATGGCTGGGACGATCCCGCCCAGCTCCCCGGCGCGTGGCCCATGCTGGATCGGGAAGTCGCCGCCCTCTCATTCCGCTATGCCCTGAACCGCAGCACCGGCTATGAAGACCTGACATGGTATTGCGGTTCGGTGGGCGCAAAGCCCGACTGCACGAAAGCGGACGCGGACTAGGTTCCGCCTGATAGAACTTTCAATTTGACATCGGGTTCTATTTGATAGAACAAGCTCCCCGCCGGATCACCCGGCGCGGGAGCTTGGCCCATGTGGCAACCTGACCTTTCGGACGATCTGACTGCAGCGGCGGACGCGCTGGACCGGCTTTGCGCCCGGCTCATGATCGCGTGCGACATCCTGTGCGCGGTGGCAGTCTTCGGCACCTTCGGGATGACGATCTATCACGCCGTGCGCTTCGCGCTCCGGGTGCTGGGATGAACGCGCCCTTGCCGCCTACCGCTTCGCTACTTGAGGCGTGTTCGTATTCCGAAGCCGCCTATTTCGACGGCGCGCCGGTGGCGCACTGCGCGGCGTGGCAGGAAAACGCCCGCCTGCGCCGCATCGCCGCGCAGTGCCGCCGCGCCTTCGAACAGCGCCGCCAGCCGGACCGGGTGGACTGATGCCAGCCGCCTTCGATCCCGCCCCCCATGATCCTTTAGGCGTCACCACCCGCCAGCGCGAAATCCTGCGCTACATCGCGGGCTATCAGGCCGCGCGCGGCGGGATCAGCCCGTCGCACAAGGAAATCGGCACGGCGCTGGGCTTCGCCAGCACGTCGATCGTGAACCGCTTGCTGGTGGGGCTCGAACAGACGGGCATGATCCACCGCCTGCGCCAGCGCGAACGCGCGATCCGGGTGCTGGAACCCGTCACGATCCCGCGCGCCCCGGATGGTGCCCCGCTCTATTTCGTCCCCCTCGATCGCGCCGAACTGATCGCCGCGCGGTCCCTGATCCTAGCCGAACCGGCCTCAAGCAGCGCAGCGGTAGGCCACGAAGGACACGCAGCATCATGACCGAACCCGAACTGGACCGCCGCCGCTATGCGGTGGAGCTGCTGAAGCGCGCCGAAGACGGGCTGGAAGTGGCGATCACGCCCGGACAGATCGCGGTGGCTGCGAAGCTGGTGGATCTGATCGAAGGCGACATAGGCGACTGGCTGGAAGCCCGCGCCACCGGCGTGCTGTCCACCGCGCCCCGGTCCGCCGAAGTGCTGCGCACCGTGGGCCGCGCGATCGTCCGGGGCGATGCCCGCCGCCACATGCGCCAGCCGGGCGAAGCGGCATGAACGAAGACGCCCGCGCCCGCCTTCTGGTGGCAGGCCTCACCCTGTTCGCGCTCGCCGTGATCGGCGGGCTGCTGGCGCAGGCGCCAGCGCCGCCGCCCTCGCCTGATCTGTCCACGAAGGAACCTAGCAAATGACCGAAACCCGCATCATGCTCGCATCCGGCGCGCTGTTCGACATCCTCGATCCCGAAGGATCGGACTTCACCCTGCAGGATATCGCCCACGGGCTGGGGCGCGTTTGCCGCTTCGCCGGGCAGTCGAACCGCTTCTATTCGGTGGCTGAACACTGTGTCCACGTGGCGCGCCTTGTGCCGCTGGCGCACGCCCGCGCGGCGCTGCTTCACGACGCCAGCGAAGCCTTCATCGGCGACGTGACGCGGCCCCTGAAGGCGCTTCTGCCCGAATATCGGGAGATTGAAGCACGGATCGAAGACGCGATCGCCACCCGGTTGCTGTCCGCCGAGGAACACGCCGCCGCCGGGGGCGCGTTCCCGTCCGATCCCTTCAAGGTCCCCGCGATCAAACAGGCGGACGCGGCGATGTGCCTGATCGAAGCGCGCCAGCTCATGCCAGCCGCGCCGGGTTACTGGTCATCCCTGCCCGTCGATCGGGACACGGTGGAGCGGGCGGGCGATGTGCGGGTTCACTGCGACCCGCCGGAACGCGCGTCCCAGTTCTGGCTGCGCGCCTGGCACCGCTACAGCCACCTGCTGGACCAGTTCCCGCTGGCGAGCTGCGCGGCATGACGCTTCCGCCCTTCCCGCTGGCATGGCCCGAAGGCCTGCCCCGCACGTCGAAGAAGGCTGTCAGCCAGTTCCGCACGTCGCTATCCGCCGCGCTGGACAACGTGCGCAAGTCCCTCGCCGCCTTCGGGGCTGACACGGGCAAGCCAGTGAAGGACGTGGTGATCACGTCGAACGTCGCCGGGATCAGCTTCGATCCGCCCAGCGATACGGGCGTTGCCGTCTGGTTCGAATGGGACGGCGGGCTGCGCTGCATTGCCGTGGACCGCTATCCGAAGGTGCAGTGCAACCTGCAGGCGATCCACCACATCCTTGAAGCCCGGCGCACCGAAATGCGCCACGGCGGGCTGCACATCGTGCGCCAGACCTTCAAGGGCTTCGCCGCCCTGCCAGCCCCGCCGGGCAAGCGCGACTGGCGCGACGTGCTGGGGCTCCACACGATCGACGGTTGCGGACCAGAGGCCCACGCGCGGGTGATCGCCGCCTTCAAGGAAAAGGCGAAGACCGCGCACCCCGATCGCGGCGGCTCGAACGAAGCCATGTCCGAACTGGTCCGCGCCCGCGACGAAGCACTGGCGGCGCTGAAATGAAGACCATTTTTGCGCCCGAAGCTGCCCTGATCCGCGCTTCATGGGGCGAGGCCGGACCCGATCAGAAGTTCGGCATTCCGGTTGCCTGCCTTTCGGAAGGGGCAATCGCCCACGCGCTAGAGCTGGCAGCCGCCGGGTTTGGCACGATCACCTTCACTGCCAACAGCCGGGGCGCTGCAGCCCTTGGCCTCATAAGGGAACCTGACCATGGATAAACCGATCCACCCCGCGCCAGAAGAATTTACCCAGCAACAGCTTCACGACGATCCGATCCTGAAGTTCTTCCACTATCGTCACCTGCCAGATGCCCTGGGCGAGATCAGCATGTCGTTCTGCGAACTGGCGGTCTATCTGGTCGAAACCCTGCCCCGCAATGCCGAACGCAGCGTGGCCCTGCGCAAGCTGCTGGAAGCCAAGGACGCCGCCGTTCGGGCTCGGCTGCCGTGAAGGCCGCGCGGGATTACATCGCGGACATCCAAGCGGTCCGCCGTATGCAAAGCGAGGCGGAACGGCTGAAGCGTTTCGAAGAAGCCGCCCTTCAGGAAAAGGCCCGAATTTCCGAACTGGCCAAAGGCAACCGCCGCGCGCGCCGCAAGGCCCGCGCGATCAAACGGCGTAAGGGCCGCTGCCGTGACTGATGTCCAGTGGACCAACAGCAAGGCCCAACGGGCGGCGCTGCGCGACAAGTTCGGCGGGCGCTGCGCCTATTGCGGTGGAGAGCTGGACAAGATGCACGCCGATCACCTGCAGCCTTGCGTCAGGATCAATAATGATCCGTGGGGCAGGCCTTTGCCGGCCGACGAAAAGCGGATGCTGAAGCCCGAACGCAATGTGCTATCGAACATGATGCCCGCCTGCGTTGCCTGCAATCTGCACAAAGGTGGCTACACCCTGGAACAGTGGCGGGACATCATCCAGCGCAGCGCCGAGATTGCCCGGAAGGCCACCACTACCTTCAAGGCCGGTGAACGGTTTGGCATCATCGAAGTCCACGACAGGCCCGTCCGTTTCTATTTCGAAACGCTGGACGGCTGACCATGCGCCTGCCCACGGACAAGCAGATCGAGCGGATCGTAAAGCTGACAATCCGGGTGCTGCGCGAAGAAGGCTTGCCCGTGGCGGGTGTAGATATCCTTGACAATGGCGTGCGCGTGCTGACCACTGCGCCCGATCAGGGCAACGCAGGGACGGCAAGCGCCTATGACGACTGGAAGAAACAGGATCATGACCGGGCTGCACGTCGTCAGAATGCGGCTTAAGGCCGCTGACCGCTGGTATGTCTATGCGTGGCGCGGTGGCCCCTGCATTCATCAGGCGGACGGGCGCAAGCCCGACATCACCCCGGCCATGCTGCAGGCAGCCATGGAAGCCCGCCGCTCGCCCCAGTCCACCGGCACGGTGGAATGGCTGGCCCGCGAATATCGCGCCAGCCCCGAATTCAAGGACCTTCGCGCCCCCACCCGGCGGGATTACGAACGGTCACTGGATCGGGTGGAAGCCCGCTTCGGTCCGGCCCCGCTGGGGGCTTTCGAAGACCGCCGGATCAGGAACGACATCATTCAGTGGCGCGACGAATGGCGCGCCCAGCCGCGCACGGCGGACAAGGTGCTGGTGATGCTGCAGACGCTGCTGTCATGGGCGGTGGAGCGCGGCTTCCTTGCGATCAATGCCGCCCACGGGATCAAGCTGATCCACACCGCCGATCGCTCCGATCTGGTGTGGGAAGCGGATCACTGGCAGGCCTTCCAGCAGACGGACAAGGACGGCAATCCCGTTTGCCCGGCGCACCTGATGACGGCGCTGAAGCTGATCAGCATGACGGGGCTGCGCTTGGGCGATGTGATCCGGCTCGACTGGGAGCATGTGGGGGACAAGGTGATCGTCCTGACCACGAAGAAGCGCGGCGGGCGCGCGGCGATCCCGATCTTCCCGGAGCTGCGCGCGCTGCTGGACGCCCAGCCGCACCGCACCGGCACGGTGCTGCGCAACAGCCGGGACAAGGCGTGGACCGAAAGCGGGCTGGGGAGCGTCTTCCAGAAGGCCAAGCCCGCCGGGTTCGATCGCACCATGCACGATCTGCGCGGGACCTATGTCACGTGGCTGGCGGTGAAGGGCTTCACGGACGAAGAAATCGCCCGCGTGATCGGGTGGACAGCCAAGCGCGTGGCGCAGGTCCGCGCCCGCTACGTGGACGAAGCCCGCGTCGTGGTCAGCATGGTGGACCGCATTGTGCGGGAAGGGTGACCGCCGCCTTCATCTTCCTGTGTCTCGCCGCCACTGCCGTTGACGGGGACACGCTGCGCTGCTCGAACCTCGATGCGCCCCAAAACGCTGGGGGCCGCGTGCGCCTCGCCCGGATCGACGCGCCGGAACGTGGCCAGCCGGGCGCACGCGAGGCCACGGCGGCGCTGGCGCTGCTGATCAAAGGGCACGAAGTGCGCTGCACCCTGGTGGACGCCGATCCCGGCCGACGCGGGTTCCAGCGGACCGATCGCTATGGGCGTCCGGTGGCGCGGTGCGAGGCGGGCGGGCGGGACCTTGGGAAAGAGCTGATCCGGCGGGGCCATGCCGTCCGTTGGCCAGCCGGGCGGCGGTGACAGCGTGAAGATCATCAGGACGGTTTCCGGCGACGAAGTGCTGGTCGATGATGTCTTCTATGACGTGCTGCGCCAGCGCACCTGGTATAGCGTCCGGCGCAGCCACACGATCTACGCCAAGACGGTGATCGACGGCGAGCACATCTACATGCACCGGCTGATCATGGAGGAACCCGAAGGCATGGTCGTGGACCATCTGGACTGCAACGGGCTGAACAATCAGCGCGACAATCTGGAAGTGGTGACGCCCGAAGAAAACCTGCGCCGCGCCACCCGCCGCCGCGCCCGAATGAGCTATGATCAGTGGAAGGAAACGGACGACTGGAAGCCCAGCCGCCAGCAATCTTTTACGCGGGGTGCGTAAAAGGCTCCAAATGGAACAAACCGGAACCGCGCTAGGTCGTTCGTTTTGTTAGGAAATTTGGTAGCGGAGGAGGGACTCGAACCCCCGACACGCGGATTATGATTCCGCTGCTCTAACCGACTGAGCTACTCCGCCCCATGGGCATCCGGTCGCGCGTTCGCAACCGGAT